GCCGTTACCAGAGCAATATTCGGAGGAATGAATTAAACATAATGGCTAACTACAAGAACAGTAAAAATCCACAGACTGCTGCTCCCAAATATTTACCGCTTCCTTTCTGTTTTTCAGAAGATCACACGGTAGGCTGGTTCTTCAGGGAGAAAAGACCTAATGAGAAGACTGCAGAGTTTGTCATTGTAGACCTGGAAACTACAGGACTTAATATTGCCAAGGATGAGGTGATTGAAGTTGCTCTGCTCAGAGCCACATACTCCATGGAGAGCTTTGATATTCTTGCAATCACCAAAGTATATGACGGCCTTAGAGAACCATCTGCGCCTTTGAGTGAAAAGATTGTAGAATTAACCGGTCTGACTGATGAAAAGCTTGTTGGCCACACCATAGATTTTCAGAAGATTTTTGAAATACTTAAAGGCGTTAATCTGATTATTTCTCATAATGCGTCCTTTGACAGGCCATTTTTTGAGAAGCTTATGGAAGGGCATATCGATTCCAGATTCTACTGGGGCTGTTCTATCGAAGGCATATCATGGAAGCTTGGCCACAGGAAAGAAAGCACTGCTCTGGTTAATCTGCTACACTCCTGCGGTTATGACTATGATGCCCATAGAGCACTTAACGATGTTTATGCGCTGGCCACACTGCTGATTCATGAGAAGGTAATCAAAGAACTTATCCTGAATACCCGCAGAGGCTATCAGATTGTAAGTATCCGAAATGCTGAAAGTCTCTCCTATGACGAATTAAGAAAGCTTCGTTTTATGTACTGCTCAGAGCAGAATAAATACTACAAGACGATTCATGGTACCCAGCTTAATTTCTATCTTAACGGAATCAGTAAGCTCGGTATCCCAAGAGAATTTGTTGAAGTTAAATCAGTAAGCGGACTTAATGCTTTTAGAATGATGTAAATATTTAAACAAGAAGGCAGATATGATAACCAGTCTAATAAAAAGCTCAATTGAAGATGGTTATAGTGCACCCTTTATCTCTCTTCTTCGCAATTATGGTTTATGGGCCCGCTACTTCGGTTGCGTGGGATACAAAACACATGGAAGCTCCTCAGAAAGTTATATCATTGACGATGAGAGCGCGTTGATAATAGACGGCGCATTCGGCCATTTAAAACAGACAAGACCAAATATATTTCTACTGGTAAGAATGTATTACATTAACGGCTGGGATGAATATGACATCCTTTCCGTAATCAGAGAAAAGCCAGGCAGAAAACCAAAAGTTAAAAAACGCAGAAATTTCTTCGCAGTCAAATCCAATGAGCAGGGCTGTTTAAACTACCTTAACGCTCAGGCTGTAAGAGAGCTGATTATTCGAGGTGAAAAACTAATCTTTGACTACCTGCAGGAGCGCGCCAATGGTTAGTTTTAAATACCAGGGGAAAGTATATAGGTCTCTCAAAGAATGCTGCCAAGATTTACATATCTCCTACTCAAAGGTCAGACGTTTAACCAGGCATTATGTTCGTGCTCATGATGATCCGCTTCTCGCTGTGAAGTGGGTTACTGGAGAGGAATATATCGCCTATAACGAACAGAAGACTGAAGCTTATTACAAGGATATGGAGCTTGCAGCTGAAAGGCAGATGAAATTCAGGGATAACTGCAGGGAGAAATTGAAGGCGATATTTGAGCCGACTTAAGAGGTGTATAGGAATGAAAAGAGACTGGAACGAGATTAAAGAAATACTTGAAGCTATTGAGGAAGATCGCTTTGCTGAATACATCGGGAAAAACGGTGAATTTTTTGATGATTCAATGATGACTCCCGGAAGAAAAAGACAGAAGCTTGAAGAACTGGGGGCTGAACGCAGAGATATAATCCTAGGTCACATTGAACTCTTAGTGGATGCAGGTATTATTAAGGGGATTAAAATTGATTACTTCACTTCAGGTTCCATAGCCGGTCTAACAAAGCTAAGGCCTCGTATAACTATGGAAGGTTATGATTTGCTGCAATACCTGCGCTCTTCAAAATTCCGGAAAGCTTTAACAGAATACTGCGGAAAAATAGGAACTGAGCTTACACTGGATGTTCTAAAATGCTCCATTCCAGTAATTCTGAAAATGCTTGGAGGATAGTAATTTGCAAATCAAGCTTTTTTATACTAACATTACAGACGAGCCTCAAAACTCACAACTATCAGCGCAGGGTCATTGCGTCAAAACATGACCGTTTCATAATCCGACATAATTAAGCTGTATGCTTAGGCATACGGCCACAAGCTATGTCGGGAGTTGGATAATACAATAGCCTTCGTGGTGAATATTCCAGCTGTGTCTGATAGTGCAGTTTTGAGCTCCCGACGCCCATCAAAAGGCATTCATCAAAAAAATAACTATCAGGAGACATATTATGTCGAACACATCTTTAGTATTCCTCTCAGAGGATCAATCTTTCCCTGTAACCACATCTGAAGTAATAGCTACTGCTCTGGATAAAAGAGCGACTGACGTATTAGAACTTGCAAAGAAGTACAAAGAGAATTTAGCCAAGTTCGGTGTAGTTCCGTTTAAAACGGAGCTACAAAACAGAGGTAATAGAAACGGTACTCAAGAAAAAGAAGTTGCTATCCTTAATGAACAGCAGGCTTATTTCCTTGTTACTCTGATGAGAAATTCAGAAAAGGTCATTAAATTTAAGCTGGCTCTGGTTAAAGCTTTCTTTGAAATGCGAGAGCAGATTCAGGAGAAAAAGACCAGTCAGCTTTTAGAACAGGCCTATCAGAGAGGACTACTGGAAAACAAGCGTTCAAGTTCTGTTACTCTCAATGAAGACAACCTTAATTGTGCACTTAAAACCTTATCCTGGCTTAATTCCAATAGAGCGGATTTTAAAGCTAACTACGAAAGACTTCGTGAAATTATGAAACAGATGCAGGAGCTTAAGGAGACTCTTGAAATGCTGTGGTGTAATCTTGAGGTTTCTTCAAAAATCGGTGAAAACGAGCTTAAGAAGATTCTTAAACAGATGGAATCGGTAGCTTAGAGCGCGGTGGTATAAAACAGGGGGATATATTCTCCCTGTTATGAAATACATCCAATTTTAAAAAATGTGATAAGATCCACGCTCTCTCGTGATACTATACTGAATATAAAAGCTTGGAGAATTAAGTTTATGCTGTCGTTTGAAAAAATAATGAATAACACTGTGGGCGTCTTTGGTGCTCAACAGGAATATTTTGAGGATGCATGTAGAGAACATGACGAACTTAAGAAACAGTTAGAGTCCAAATCAGAGATTGAACAGCAAAAGGGAATTGGATTACTGTTTGAGGAAGTTGGTGGTTATATGCGTCAAGCTATAGCTCAGATTGATAGCGAATTGAGAACCAAATGATAAACAAAAAAGTTGAAACAAGATCTCAAGCTGTAGTAACTCAGACTTATATAAGTCCTCTCCCTCCTGCATCAGAAGCTGAGAAATACGAAAAACTATTAAAGGGCTCAGTCGACAGAATCTTTACAATGGCTGAAGAACAGCAGAAAAAGAACTATCAGAGAGATTTTACTTTACTGGCTAACGATGAGCTCAAAATTAAAAAGAGCTATCAGGTTGCAATGGTTGCAATGGCTTTTGCTTTTACTTTGTGCGGCATTTCTGTTGCGGTCGGAGCTTGGCTTGTCGCATCTGGTCATGAAGTCTGGGGAACAATATTCAGTGCTCCATGTTTTATTGCAATTCTCAGATATTTTTTAGGTTCTCAGAAAAAATCTTAAATAAAGCTTACGTACAATATCTTTTGTTTAATTTTGTGAGTTTGATCTTGTTTTTATATAAAAAAGATCGTTAAAAGATCGTTTTTTCAAAATATACTTAGAAACAATACAATGAAGAATTGTTTCTAAATGTGCATAAAATACCTATAAGCAAGGGCCCTGTCATCTGACGGGGCTTTTTTATTTCTATTGCGTATGTGAGGTCCCGTGATGTCGTGGTGGGAAGATCAATTACAGCATACACAGCAGTCGCCTTGGGTGATTTCTGCGTTTACAGCGATAATCACGTCAATACTAACTACTTATCGGAGGAATCCGAAGATGAAGTTTATTCAGCGTGTAACCGAGGCTTTAACCTGTGCTTTATTGTCACTGGGTTTAACAAAAGCAGGTGTTCTTTATTTTGATTTAAGTCCTGATTGGGCTGTCCCTGTAGCAGTATTTGTTTCATGGATTGGAACAGATCAGATAAAGATTGTGCTGGCTAAACTTTTTGAAAAGTATATCGCTAAGAATTAAATGCCATTATCAAAGAATCACTGTCCGCTGGAGACTGTAGAGCAGCAGAGAGTAATCTTATGGGCAGACCGTCGAAAGGTGGGAGCTGATACTGTAGGCTCCTTTCTTTTCGCCATACCAAATGGCGGTTCCAGAGCTAAGACTACAGCAAGATTTTCCTCTGAAGCATTCAGAATGAAACGTGAGGGAATTCGCCCTGGTGTTCCTGATTTAATGCTTGCAGTACCTAAAAATGGACTGGCAGGGCTCTTCATTGAAATGAAAAGAGCTGTGAAATTCTTATCCAGAGTTTCTGAAGAACAGAAACAGTGGCATAAACGTCTTTCTGACATCGGCTACAAGGTCGTTGTCGCTTATGGAGCTGATGAAGCTATAAGTTCAATCTGCGAATATCTGGGGATTGAAAATGATCGCAAGTCCTAACTGTATGAAACTGATTCAGCACTTTGAATCATGTAAACTTAAAGCCTATCCTGATATTTTCGGAATCCCGACTATAGGTTGGGGACATACAAAAGACGTTAAGCTCGGAATGACCTGCACTCAGGAGCAAGCCGACAAATGGCTTCAGGACGAGATTCACTCTTTTGAATCTCAGGTACTCAAAGCACTGAATAAAGATCATATTGAAGTCAATCAGACCCAGTTTGACGCACTTGTCTGTATTGCTTATAACCTTGGAACTTATACTTTAGTTCACGGTCATCGCAACGCACCGGCTACTAAAACCGGACAGCTTTGGCAGAGCCTGAAAGATAAAAATTTTGAGAAGGCTGCTGAGAAATTCCTACTTTACACCAATAAGGGAGTTCGTGGACTGGTTATCCGCAGAACAGCTCAATCCATGCTCTTTAAAGGTCAGATGACCATTGACGAAATTCTTGACTGGGTTCGTCAGGAGCAAGCTAAAAAATAAAGATGCTCTTTATAAACAAGTGAGCGGGGTTCTTTTTGCTGGCTTTCTTGTACCACCAATTGCCGTTGACTCAGCGAAGAGAAAACCAGCTACCGATTACTCCTTATGTTTGTTTGATGTATGCTCATCAGTCATTTGATTGGTGAGCAATTTTTTTTGAGCATAAGATTTTTAGGGCGCATAGCTCCCTGTCATAGAAGAGATTTTTGAGATTTTGAGTCTCTTTAATAAGCTATGTAGGCTTAATACCTCTAGGACTACCCGTAGTCTTTTTATCATAACAGTGTCGTGCGCTGTTGGGCTAAAAGGCACGAAATACCGCTCTGGTGTACGGGGCATTTGATTGCTGTTGACTGCGCTGACGAGCGCGGCCATGGTTGGTGGTGTGCTTTGAATAGTGTGCTAGAACAATCGCAGGAATTAAGGAGAGGTTCGATTCCTCAGAGCGGTGCCAATTCTCTTTTGGGAGGCCTTATCTTATGAAATTAAAACTTGATCACCTGATTCAGGTGCATGAACGTCATTGTGAATTTCCAAGAGTTAGTTTTCCTCCTGTGTCTGATAATTACAAACGCCTTTATAAAAGAAAACCGAAACTTGAACTGGTTGAGTTGTGGAATCAGCTCTGGGCAAATCCTAATTATCCTTTCACTGCAGGTTAAATATGAATTCGATTCTTACGAAAGCTGTTATTGTCGTTGCCTGGTTTTTTCTTGGAGCCCTGGCCGGTTATTCGTATTCAGCGGATAAATATGAGCTTCAGCTTAAAGCTTTAGAGAAAGAAGCTGCAAATCTTGAGATAAAGGCAATTGAAGATCAGAGAAACAAAGAATATGAATACTATTTTCTATCCAATGAGAATGCTAAAACAGTTCAGACCAGTATTGAACAGATTACTAAAGACTTCAGTGCTGCTGTGTCTGATGGTCTCTCTTTCAGGGTGCTCAACGAGACCAGTTCAGATACCAACACGGCAGCATTGTCCTCAGATGCCTCAGCTACCAGCTCAGTACAGAAAGGTAGATGTGAATGCTCTGCAAAGGACAAAGCAAAACTTCAGCGACTATATGAACAGCAATTAGTTGTTGCTCGTGACTGTGATATCAACTCAACCTACCATAATAAGCTGATTGAGTGGTATGACATGATTTCTCAGAAGTCAAATGTAAAGGAATAAGTCAAATGAAACTTCTAACAATATGTTATACAGTAATCAAACTGGCTATTTATCCAGTCTTTTGTGCTGGCGTAAGTGTTGTGATTTATTCTTTATATAAAAACGGTCTTCCAGACCTAATTTCCTTAGCTTATTCTGGAGAAACAACTAACATTTATACTGTGCAGGTAGATTCCTTTTTGATTGTGCTATTTGTGGCATTATCATTCTTCTGTCTTGGAATTCTTGCTGTTGCTGTGTCTCGTCTTGTTTATGAATTTCTTGTTGTACGCTCTGTTCGTAAACTGTTTGACCGTATTGATAAATCTCAGAAATTCCATAAATAAGTCCGTTAATTGCAAAGCCTATTAGAAGCTCTTTAATAATTACCTGGTACAGAGGTTTAGGCTTTGTATTCTTTGCAACGACATTTAATTGATTGGATATATTCTTAAGTTCTGCTTTGATAGCAATAGGATCTAAATCTGCAAAACCAATCAGGGTTTGAGTTGATTCCTGTATTGATAACTTTTGCGTTGCATTATCAAAGTCTGTTTTGGATTTGTCGTCAAGAGATTCAACTTTTTCATAACCTTTAACAATACATTGAAAATCTTCTTTCTTTAATCGTTTTATTTCAGAACAGAGTTCATTCTGAGAATTGGTATCTAACGTATTGATGATTGAAGATAAGTATTTAGCATGTTGAGCAAACTGAACTGCTGCTTTAGCCAGGGAAGGAGAAACAAGTTCTTTTACAGCCATAGCCCATTTTATTGATGGTTCCATGGCTAAGAATGTTGTTCTGAGAATAGTTTCAAACTCCTGAGAATAAAATATCTTGTTGACTGAATAAACTGTTTTAGCGAGAGCCAGCATTGTCGGATTATATAACTTATACATGCTTTCAATAGCTTGCTGCAGGGCAGGATCAATGCTTAAAGTTAGATTGTTCTGATTCATAAACTATCCTTGTATGTAAAAAGGCCAAAGCACAGATGATTGTCGCAGATTGTCTGTGCTTTTCTTATTTTATAACTAAATATGAAAACAAGTGTAAGACCTCATCCGTGTCCTATATGTATGCGTCTGACTACAAACAAAGGCATGTGTGACGAATGCTATAACAGAAGGAAGACAAGCGGATACATAGAAACATGGAGCCGTAACCAGCAAACAACTCAGATACATCAGCAGTATTACACTGGAAGATGGAAGAAGATTCGAGCACAGGTCTTAAGTCGTGACAACTATCTTTGCCGTGAATGTTTAAAGCAGGGCAGAGCTACTACCGCTACTGAGGTTGACCACATTGTTCCTACAGCGAAAGGCGGAAGAATGTTTGACATGGAAAACCTGCAAAGTCTATGTCATGAATGTCATCGAATCAAATCAAAAGCTGACAAGGGGTAGGGGGCTTTAAATCTCTACGAATTTAAGCCAATCTACCGAGCGCCCTAAGTTTTTTTATTTTCGTGGTCAAATTAGCAAACTCTAAGAGGGGCAACCCATGGCAGAGAAAACACGTGTCAGAACACGTGCAAGAAAACAGGTTTCAGGTGCAATTCATGCAGTTGGTCAGGGCAGACCACGTAAAAACTCAGCAAAAAATTATGCAGATGAACTCATAACAGGAAAGATTATAGTTCCTGAAATTATTGCTGATGATGCTCTAGCCTGTCAGTTCTGGGAAACCTCCTCAGAAATATTAATCATAAGAAAAGTTCTGAAACCTGCACATGTTCCTCTATTAATGATGTACTGCTCTGCTGCTAGTACGTATTTTTCAACCCCAGCTCAGATTGTGGCCAAAGGTTTAGCTGAGGAAGATCTGAAAACTGGAGCTTTAAGACCAAGTATTGCAACTGTTAAACATCAGGCTTATCAGCAGATGATTAAAGCAGGTTCTCTTTTAGGTTTAGATCCGCTTTCTGAGCTGAGAACCGGTTTACTTAAGGAAGATAAGGAGAAGGATGCCATCGATGCAAGGTCTGACTTCTCGCAGTTTGATTAGAAAACTGGCTAATTTTCCTCATGTTAAAAAAGGTTATAAGTATGCTTGTGATGTAGCTGAGGGGAAGATTTCTGTTTCGGCCATTACAAAAATGGCATGTGAGAGATTCCTGAATGATTTACAAAAGCAGGAATCTGTATCGTGGCCATATTATTTTGACTGCGAACAGGGAGAGAGAATCTGCAAGTTTGCAGAGATGCTGCCTCATGTTAAAGGTAAATGGGCCAGAGCATCCATCCTTGAAAGACTTATAAACCTTGAGCCCTGGCAGTGCTTTCTCTTCATGAACGTTAACGGATGGAGAGACAAGAAAAGAAAGATCAGAAGATTTACTGAAGCCTATGTAGAGATTCCCAGAAAGAACGGTAAATCAGTTATTGCAGCTGTTATTGGTCTGTACTTCTTCCTTTGTGATAAGGAACCAGGTGCAGAAATCTACT